CTCTAGAGTTTCTGAAATTTTCATCTGTTTCGTGTAAAAATTTTGTCCGTTCACCTATCATTTTTCTAACTTCTTCTGTATGTGTTTTTCCATAGAACCCATTTTTATAACCACTACATCCACTATCATTATCACTTGTGAAAAACTCTTCAATAATTTGCTCACCTCCTAAATTGAAAATTTCATTAAGTTTTTTTGTGCTAAATTTATAATAAATTCTTTTCATATTGAAGATATTTTTATTCCATATTATTTATAACCAATATTTTCCCTTGTATGACATTCTAAATACTTAATAATATAACGCTCGTATAAGGTATTTAGAGTGGCAATACCACGCAGAATTGCTGACATTAAACCACTATTAACCAATCTTGCACAAACTTCTCATTATGAAGTGCAATTTGGTACTCTTCCACCGCAACTAATGTCATATCTTTTAAGGAAGGGTATTAATCCAAGATTTATTGCAGAAAGTGCAGGACTACTTTGCTATTCTGCGGTTCTTCCAACAACTACATTAGGATCTTTTACAGTTGATGGAAACTATATGGGAGTTCAGGAAAAGTTTGCAAACTCAAGAATCTACTCTGAAATTACTTTAGACTTTTATGTTGATAGTAATTATCAAATGCTTAACTTTTTAGAATGTTGGATGGAGTTTATTGCAAGTGGGTCTTATAACAATCAAGGTCTTGCTGGAGAAAATGCACCGATTAATCAGAATATCAATAATTACTTTGTGAGAATGCAATATCCACAATATTATAAAGCAAACTCTGTAAGAATTTTAAAATTTGATAGAAATTATCAAAGAGAAATTGAATATAATTTCAGAGGATTGTTTCCTTTGAATATTAGTTCTATTCCAGTTTCATATGTTTCAACGGACACTTTAAAGGTTTCTGCATCATTCCAATACGACCGTTATATTGCTGGAAAAACAAGCACCTTTAGTCAGTTTATTTCTGGTAATAGTAATAATCAAGATCCTCATCAATTGCGAAATATTCCTTCTGATCCACGATCTGCTGAAGATGTTTTTAGAGAATCAAGAGAAACTTATACTTTTGGAGTCAGTAATAATCAAACACTTCAATCAGCAGCAAACTCCTTATCTTCAAATCCCCTCTCTACACAAGCAAACCCTGAAACTACCTTCTAAATAACTTTAATGAAGTTATTATAGGTCATTATGCCTTTACCCAAGATCTCTACACCAACCTACGAGTTGGAGATTCCTTCTCTGAAAAAAAGTGTCAAATATCGTCCATTTCTTGTGAAGGAAGAGAAAGTTTTAATTATTGCAATGGAGAGCGAAGATCCAAAGCAGATTGCGGAAGCAGTTAAAACCGTAATCAGCAATTGTGTTGTCACTCGTGGAATTAAGATTGAGCAACTTGCAACTTTTGATATTGAGTATTTGTTTCTCAATATTCGTGGAAAATCTGTTGGAGAAACCGTTGATGTTTTAATTACTTGCCCTGATGATGGTGTGACTCAAGTTCCGGTGAGTATCAATCTTGATGATATTCAAGTTGAGTTTCGTGAAGATCATTCAAGAGATATTAAACTTGATGATAATCTAACTTTAAGAATGAGATATCCATCAATGCAGGAGTTCGTGAAGAGTAATTTTATTGCTGGATCTGATATTTCTGTCGATGAAACTTTTGATATGATTACTGCCTGTATTGAGCAGATTTATAGTGAAGAAGAATCTTGGGCAGCATCAGACTCAACTAAAAAGGAATTGAAAGAGTTTATTGAGCAATTAACTTCACAGCAATTTAAGGATATTGAGAAGTTCTTTGAAACAATGCCTAAACTTTCTCATACAATTAAAGTTAAGAACCCCAATACAGAAGTAGAAAGCGAAGTCGTGCTGGAGGGTCTGACAAGTTTTTTCGCCTAGGGATGATGCACGAAGATCTTGCATCATACTATAAAACAAACTTTGCCTTGATTCAGCACCATAAATATTCATTAACGGAGCTAGAGGAAATGATACCTTGGGAGCGTGAAGTTTATATTACTTTGCTTCAACAATATATTGAAGAGGAAACCCTGAAGAATCAATCGAATGGATAGGGCAGAAGCTGGTTTAAGAGCACAGACGGGTGAAAAACCGGGTGGTGGGTATTATACTGGCACGGAAAGAATTACTCTTCAAAAGTTTTCTTTAGGTAGAATTACAACTCTTCCAAGATCTGTTTTTGGTTCTCGTGTTGTTGGAGGTGGAGGATCTGCAGGAGTTGGTGGAGGTGGTGCAGGAGGGGGAACAACCACAGGAGCAGCAATTGTAGTTAGACCACAAGTTAGTTTAGTTGATAGAGCACAAGACTTAAGAATTCAAACTACACAGCAAACTGTTGGAGGATTTCAACAGAGTTTGGATGTTATTCGTGTTCAGGTTACTGAATTAAATCAAGGAGTTCAGAATACTGCTAAACTCTTACAAGCAGAAAGTGTTCTTGAACAGAATCAACTCAAGCAAGAGCAAGAAGCGGAAAGAAGATTAGCAGAGCGTAAAGTTCGTCTTGGAAAAGAAAGTGCTCTTGAGAGAGGCATTCAAGCAGCATTGATGAGACCCATTGTCAAACTTCAACAAACTGTTACAAGTTTGTTTAATCGTATTATGGGTTCCTTGACAACACTCTTCTTTGGTTGGCTTACGAATCAGGGCATTGAAACTCTGAAAGCATTTGCTGAAGGTGATACTAAAAAACTTGAAGAAATTAAGAATACTGTTATTAAGAATGTTTTATTTGCGATAGGCGGATTTGCTGCTGTTAATATTGGTTTCGGTCTCTTAATGAGAACGATTACTGGATTAACTCTTAAACTCACAAGTCTTGTTGCTAGAATTGCTTTAGCACCCTTCCGACTAGCAGGAGCAGCAATTGGTAAGTTGCTTGGGTTTGGAGGGGGAATACTGAAAGCACCTGCAAAAGCAATTGGTAAAGTTCCCATTACTACAAGTGGGGGAAAAGTTTTAGGTAGAGGTGGTGGATTTTTGAATAGATTTTTAGGTGGTGTTAGAGGAATGGGAAATATATTTAAGGGTGGCGGGGCAAAGGCCGGAGCAAAATTTGTGCCCGGATTAGGAACCCTTCTTTCTGGAACAGCTGCTGCGTATGATTTTTCAAAAGGAGATATTGGAGGCGGCGCATTGAATCTTGTTGGAATGATTCCTGGACCTATAGGTTGGTTGGGAACTGCTGGTAGAATAGGTCTTGAAGGGAAAAGAATGATGGATAGGGGGCAACAACCTCAACCAGAATCTAAACCAGCAGCAGCAAAAACATCACCAACTCAACAGCAAGCCCCACCAGCAGCAACTCCATCACCTGCTGCTCAACCGCAAATGACTGCGATGCCATCAGCATCTGAAATAAAATTTAATGTTGATACGGCAAATATGCTGCAGGGTCCGGCACAGCCATTGTCGTTAGAAACTGCACCTTCTTATGGAACAATGAATATTGAAGGATTACTTGAAGAGAAAAAACCTTCTGCCGAAATCACTCCACCACCCAAACCAACAACTCCAGTTGGAACTCTTCCTGAAGTAAAACCAAACATTATTATGGCAGGTGGGGGAAGAGATAGAACTCAAACAGTTGCAGCACAACAAGAACCTTTGACCGATGTTCCATTTATACCATCTTCCAATACTGATAATTTCTATGTGCTTTATTCACAAATGAATTATAATGTGGTGATGTAATATGGTAGTAGCATCTCCATTAAATCTAAAAAAAGTTACAACTTCAGTAAATGACTCTAAAAAGAAAGTTACTGAATCTAGAAGCACTGTAAAAAATATCGGTCAAGTTCTTCTAAAGAGAACAAAAGTTAAAAGAGAAGCGTTTGCTCAAACAAATCTTTTTAGAAAAAGAAGAGAAGAAAACGAAAGAAGACAAACACTTGAAGATGAACTTGAAGCCCCGAGTGTTGTTGTTCGTCCTGGTGGTCCTCAACAATTAACTCAAGCAACAGGTGTGAGGGGATTCTTTGACAGGATTCTTGGATTTATTGGATATTTGTCTGCTGGTTGGATAATGAATAATCTTCCAACCTGGATTGCAATGGGTAAAGAGTTCATTGCAAGAATCCAGAAAGCAGGACAGATTATATCTGGATTTTTTAGTAATACCATAAAATTATTTGTAAATGTTGGAAATGTTTTAGGAGCATTGGGACAAAATCTTCTTCGTTTTGATTTTTTTGATACTTCAAATCGTGTTAAGACTGCGATGAGTGAGTTAAATGGCACAATGGGAAATCTTACAGGGCAGATTGAGGAAGCATTTTCTTTGCTTACAACACCATTGACCGAAGGAAAGTATAGTGGAGAACAGATTCCTGAAGTTGGAACACAACAAACTAATGAGGGTGCTTATGCTGAACCACCTCCTTATACTGGTGGGGGTCAAGGAGTATCTGGTAATATATCTGACAAACAAAAACAAGCGTTAAATATACTTTCCAAATATGAATCTGCTGGATCTGGTGGATATAATGCTGTAAACCAAATTGGAATTAAAGGTGGTAGGGGAGTTTTACCTGGATCTTTTTCTGGTGATTTTAAAAAAATGCCTCAACACGGGGGAAGAGCACTAACTGATATGACTATTGCCGAAATTATGTCTTTACAGGCATCTAGACCTGGTATGTCAAACCAAGAATGGATAAGACAAGGTAGATTGCACGCAGTTGGTAGATATCAATTTATCGGAATGACTTTGCCTGGAGTAGTTAAAAGATCGGGCATCCCAACTTCAGCAAAATTTACACCAGAAGTACAAGATTTACTTGCTTTACAATATCTAAAAGAAGCAGGAATTGGTGCTTGGATTGGTCCAAGAGATAAAGCAACAAGACAGGAACGAGCAGTTATAGAGGCAGCTAGGAAAGAACCAATAGATTATAAACCATCCATAGCTACAGGAACTCCACAATCACAAGCACCTCAACAATCATCTGCACCATCAAGACGAATATCAACAGGAACTACATCATTAATACCACAAACTGGTGCCGGTGGTTTTCTTCAGGGTTCTTCTGGAAAAGGTATGGAAGATTTTCCAAGATACGGTGTTCATTTTCATTTAAGTCCACCGAATACATCTGAAGATGGGTTACAAAAATCTAGGGATGTCGCATTTCTTGCAATTAAAGCAATGCTTGTCAGAGGTTCTACGGTTTATCTCGCTAATATTCGTAAATATGTTCCTTCTAATGCTTCAGATTCTCAAATAAAATCAATGATTTTAAGTGAACAAAAAGCTCATAGTAAACCTGGAAGAACTCAAGGTGGAATAGATATTCAAGAAGTAAATCGAAATGTTGGACCAACTCATAAAGGTTTGCCTGGTTCTAAAATTGCATTCCCCTTTGCAGTAGGAAAAGTATCACCTCTATCTAGTGGAAGTGGATATGGTAGAGAAGCTGAAGTTCTTGGTAGTGGCGGCGTAACGCTGGCTCACGGAGCAGCGGGATCTACTGCAAGTAATGTTCCGGCACAAATCGCAGCACCAACACAACAATCTAATATGGTGCCATCCTCTATCACACAAGAAAGAAGAGGTCAAGATGTAATGGTTGTTCTCCCACAGCAGCAACAAAATATAATTACTCCAGCATCAGGTGGTGGAGATATGGGACCTTCACCAATCGGTGATTTTGAGTTGTTAAATAACTTTATCAAGAATAAACTTCTTCTGGATTTAGCGTATCTATAATGTCAATTCAAAAGTCCATATATGAGGAACTAGTTTTAGAATCCAGTGATCGTAGTAGAACGATTGATATTTCGACAGGTGCGATTTCGATTGATTATTATGAGGATATTTTTTCTCCTACTATTACCGCAAAAATCAAAATTATCAACACAGGAAACACCATTGTAGCGGAAGGTGGCACTGGAAAACAGTCAATTTACAATGGTCTTCCTTTAAGAGGTGGTGAAAGAGTTTCGATGAAAATTGCAGGAAACTCTACAACAAATCCTGGGCTTGATTTTACAAAAAGAGTTGCAGATTATCTTTATGTTTCAAGTATCACTGATGTAATTTCCGAAACAAATCAAGAAAGTTTTACACTCCATTTAGTATCCAGAGAAGCAATTACAAATGAAACTGTGCGAGTTGGTAAAAAGTTCAAGGTTAATACTCCAATTAGTGATTCTGTAGAAAATATTCTTACATCATATTTGAAGACAACAAAAATCGGAACTCTTGAAAAGTCCTCAAACAAATATGGATTTATTGGAAACTTAAGAAAACCATTTACAATTTTAGTTTGGTTGGCATCAAAAGCAGTTCCACAATCATCGGGAAGTGCCACTGCTGGGTTCTTATTTTATCAAACACAAGATGGATTTCAATTTAGATCGGTTGATGGTTTAATTGATCAAACTCCACGAACAGATGTGAATAATAATCGA